TCTAGTTTCTTTTGACCTAACTCCACCTCAGCTATGTAGTCAAGTCGATATGACTCTTGTGCTTTGTATGTAAACTTCTTATACAAGTCAAGATAATCAAGTTGAGTCAGACCACCAACATCAAAACTAACTTGTTTCCTACCTTTTACATATAATTCATTCTCAGTTACGAGACCCCATGGAGATAAACGTTTCATCAACTTTTCACCCAACACACGATTAAGTCGTTTGCAGATGTACGGAATATCAAATAATTGAATATTCCATCCAGTTACCACATCGGGAACGTCTTGCATCCAGTAGTTGATAAAACTATTCAACAAACTCTGCTCATCAACGCAGTGATGATAAGTAACATTTTTTTGTTTGTTAATAAAGGGTTTGACTCCCCAAGTAATAATTTGTTTTGTAGTATAGTCTTGAATAGTAATGGCAAGAATTTCTTCCACTGCGGATTCGACATCAGGGAATCCTTTTTCAGCAGTGGTCTCGATATCAAGAGTCACCAATTTAATTTTACTAATATCGAACTTGATCTCATCCTCAGGATACTTCTCAGAGATGTATTGATAGATGTATCGATCATTGCCGTAGATTTCAAATCCATCGACCTCATCATATTTCTTATAGAACTCACGGCAGTCACGAACACTACCAGGTTTGATTGGTTCTACTGACTCTCCACTTAATGTTTTATGCTTAGATTCTTTCTTCGACCTAATGAAAAGGGTAGGAAGAAACTCATCCCTGTGCTCGTATCTTTTTCCATTGTCAACTCCCCGAACAAGGAACTGATTACCGATCAACTGAACATTAGTGTAGAAACGCATTACTTAGTAAGTTCTTCGTATTTTTCAACTAGGGTGGGCATGGGTTCTGTAAGAGTAATAATCTTATCAGAACTAATCATAAAAACGTCTTGTCGTGACACAGAAATTAACCAGGGTTCTAATGTTCCGTCTTTCTGAAGAGTAAATGGATTGGTCAACTTGCAATCTGGTTGACCAATATCTGCTCCTACCTCATCAATCTGACTGATCAGAATCTGATTGTTCGTCAGAACTATTGCTTTGATTATTTTTTCCATAATTTACAATGTCCTCGATATACATTTCTTTTAGTTTAGCAGCAGGGTTTACTATAGTTACTACCCAATCAGTGGGAATGGGAATCGTATCTTCCGCAGAAAGTGGAATCCAAGGAAAGAGAGATACTTCAAATCCTGCTTTTTTAGTTTTTCCGTCTTGAAGTTCTGGTAGTGTATTAGGGTCCCTCATCTTAATAACACATGGTTTATTAAGATAATATCCAACAACCCTACGGGAATCATCTTCACCATAGGACATCTCTTTAACGTCTGCGATCATGTCCTCACCAGACTTCAAAAGCAAAAGTTTAATTGTCATAAGTCAGTTTAACCTCCATACATTCTAGCAATAAAAAAGAGGGGCGTCAACTGGATTGTGCCAGTTGCCCCTCTGCGGCGACGATATTCAGTTTTATTTAGTGGGTGTTAGTTTGTATGCTCCAAAAGCAGCACCACCGATAATAGCTAGCATTAAAAGTTCCATATGTTAAGTATTAATACTTAATTATTTAGAACCAGTCTTTTCTCTTGTGTGCTTCGGGAACTACCTTACCAAGTGTGATACTCAGCAACCCATCCTCAAAGCTAACTGATCTAACTTCCGTCTCGTCACTAAGGGTCCATGATCTAGTGAAAGATCTTTGAGCCACTCCTCTGTGGACATACTCTGTCCCTGTTTCTCCATCTTCTCGTTGTCCTTCGACAAAGAGTTTTCCGTCTTGTGTGTAGACATTGACTTGCTTCTTTTTAAATCCTGCTAGTGCTAGTTCCAGTCTAGATTCAACGTTACTGACTGTCACTAGGTTATATGGCGGATAGTTGGTGGTCGTTTCGTGAAGGTCAAACAACCTACCAAAGTATTCGTCCATACCAATACTATTCTTATTTATGCGATCCAGCAAGGCAGGCAGATCCGCAGCACTGTAACGTGTAAGATTTCCCATTGTACTTCTCCTTTAAAAGCGAGATTTGATTGTGTGGACCCCGAAGGCATCCAGTCATATTTATAGCACGGCACGAAAAAAGGAGATACGGCAATAACCGTACCTCCTTATGGGGGTTTCCGACTTTTGTAGTGACCGCACGAAAGGTCTCAAATTTATTTATTCACTCTCTTGTTGCTTACTCTTTTTACCAATATTATATTTTTGCTCCAAGATCCAGTCAGACTTATCCTTATATGCAAGCACTTTGATTTGATTCAAAGGAGCAATATCAACAACAGAGTCTGCATTAACTACACTGATGAGACCCCAGTCTTCCAATAATCGTGTAATTCTGTTACGTCTTTGAACATCATTCAAAGTAAGATTGGCGTGTTTACCATCAAGGGCAAACAGTTCCTTAAAGTGAACAATGAAATATCTTCCCTGCTTGTGCAGGATGTGGCAAGACTGATAGAGTTTCTTCTCCTTACGGGATGCAACTCCAATGCGAGTCAAAGTTTCACGAACTTTGAGAAAGTCATCTGGTTCGTTTAAAACTACCTCTACCATTTGGTCTTGAGACCATTGTACTGTGGGTTCAACCGTAGTACTCATTTTGTGCCTCCAGTGTCAAGTCGTTGTTTAATAAAATTAATTTGTTCTTTAGTAAGAATTTTCAGAGCTTGAGATGCCTTCTCGTTACTATATCCATAGTATTGTTTGACACATTCTAGATCCTGGACTTTATCCTTTCGGAGCCAAGGAGAGAATCTCTTCTTTTTCCTCAAAGTATTTAGATAAAAAGAATATTGCATATCTTTATCAAGAAAGTTATACTTATTCATTTCATTAGCAAACATGACGCAATCAAGGTGCCCAGACAAACAACGATTAACAATATATGGAGGGTAAGATCTAATATCCTCACTTAGGTCCTCTTTATTGAAATTAATTGAGTTGAGCCAGTCTTTAAGTTCAGTCATGATTTAGGTATGAGAAGTGATAGGTGTATATAAACAAGTCCAATAACTCTTGAGTAACTTCTGGAAGTTTTGAGAGATCATATTCTTTCTTCAAAAGTTCATAATATTCCAATGTAGTCATATTGTGTTCTTGATGATTATTAAAGATTATATCCTCTATAGGCCACATCCAAGCAATTTCACATTCTATGTTTTTCATTACCTTGGATGACATTTTTGCCATCTCATCAAAAGTCTCAGTTTCATAATGATCTAAAAGAAGAACATCACATTTTCCTTTATACTCATTAGCATCGACTGAAATAACTTCCGCGTATTGAAATATATGTGGATTATTTTCTAAGTGATAGTCAATAACTTCCTGATTCTTTTCAAGAATAGTCAACTCAGTTACTTCCTTCTTATTAAGTAACCAATTTTCTCTCACACCAAAACCAAGTCCAGTACAGATTGTGTGTCCTCTTGCAAACCAATAATGAGAGAATACTTGAGTTGCTGAAGATTTTGATTCTATTTCGTGTGCAGTCCACTGAATACCGTCAACATACAATACAGCTTCCTTTCTATCGAGTTCACCATCTCTTATGACAACATCAACGTTGTCTTTATGATACTCTACAATTTTAGGTTCTTTGTAATAAAAATAATCTAAAAAATCAATTTTCATTATCTAATAAATTGCTCTTCTAGTGGTGTTTTTGGAGTGAGAGAATAGTTAGTTACCAATAACTCAGTCTTGACATTATCGTCAGTTCCTTTATCTCCACGGTGTGCCATAGAGTAACGCAACTTCCAATGAGTCAACTCATAATCCTTGTAGAGTTCTTCCAAACGTTCATTGACGTTGTAAGTAATCATGAACTTGTGAGGACACTTGTATACGTTCTCTGCAAACACATCATGGTCAAATGATTTATGCATCTCACGATCTTTTCCATACAGAAAGTCTTTGATGTCATATGGAGGATCAAGGAATACAAAAGTATTCTTAGGACCATCATGATTCATCACTTTAGAGTAATCCTGGTTGGTGATCTTCCAGTGCTTGATTAGATGAGAGAACTGCCTGAGTTTATCTGCACCAACCAAAGAAAAGTTAGAGTTAGCAGCAGTACGTGAGAAAGTGCTGTTCTCAGTCAGACCAGAGAAACTACACTTGTTCATGATGAAGAAAGCAACTGCTTTCTGGAAATCATCATAAGTGTCAATCTCTTCACGGTACTGATTAAACAGATCTTTTGCAAACTCGTCTTTCTGTTCTTGAGTGCCACTCTCAAGCATCTTCTCTTTCTGCTCTCTGACACTCTCAGAGAGGTCTTGACCACGATCACGTAGTTGCACCCAGAAATTGTATAGGGGCACGTACAGGTCATTAATCCAAACGGGGATGTCTGGATTAGATTTGGTCACGTCGATAGCAATCGAACCCCCACCAATAAAGGGTTCACGATACTCTGAGATTACTTTGGGATACCAAGCAGACAGAG